GTATTGGGAACAGCTTTGACATATGCAGCCGTTGGCTTGCTTGCCTTTGGTGCTGCCATTCTGATGGTTGGTGCCGGTGCGCTGTTGGGTGCTGTTGGCTTGCAAATCGTTGCACAGCAACTGCCTTTGATTTGCCAATATGGCTTGCAAGGGTCGGTTGCCATTTTAGCCCTTGGCGGTGCTTTGGCAGTGTTTGCAGTTGGTGCGGCTTTGGCTGCCGTTGCAATGCTTTATCTTGCAGTTCCGCTTGCTGTTGTTAGTGCAGCACTTCTTGTGTGCGGTGCTGGCATTCTGCTGTTCGGTGTCGGTCTGTCTTTGATTGGCACTTTTGGTGCAGCAGCGGCAATGGGGCTTATGATGGTTGCATCTGTTATGCCGCAGATCGTCAAGCAAACCATTTTGGGTGCGCCTGCCTTGCTGGCTATGGGCGCAGCTTTAACAGTATTTGGCGCAGGGGCATTGGTAGCCGGGGCCGGGGCTGTTCTTTTGGGTGTTGGCTTGGCTGCTGTTTCCGGCGGCATGGCTTTGCTTGGCTTGGTGTTGCCTATGGTCACCGCAAACGCAGCAGCAAATGCTGTTGCACTTGCCCAGCTTGGTATTGGTTTGGCTGCATTTGGTGTTGGCGCAGCAATTGCTGCTGTTCCAACCCTTGCTTTGGGTGTGGCTTTCATTTCCCTTGGTGCTGGGGCACTTGTCCTTGCATTGGGGTGTGCAGCAGCTGCCGGTGCTATGGCATTGCTGTCTTTGGTTCTTCCCATGATTGCAGAAAATGCAGCGGCAAACGCAATTGCACTGCTTCAAATCGGTGGTGCTTTGGTTGTATTCGGTGCCGGGGCAATAGTAGCCGGTGCCGGTGCTTTGGTGCTTGGTGCTGGGCTGACCGCTGTTGGTGCGGCTGTTGCTGTTATTGGTGCCGGTTTGATACTGGTTGCAACTGCTTCTGTTATAGCGGCGGCAAGTTTAGCAATCGTTTCTGCGGTACTGCCGACAATTGCCGCTTATGGTATGCAGGGAGCTGCTGCAATCGCAGTTCTTGGGGCAGGGCTTCTTGCCTTTGCTGTTGGTGCTGCCCCTGCCAGTGTTGCTTGCACTTTGCTTGGCGCAGGGCTTGGACTTGTTGGCGCAGCGGTATTGTTGACCGCCGCCGGAGTTCTTACATTGTCAGCTGGTGTTGTGCTTCTTGCTGCAAGCTGTACCCTTTTGGGTGCTTCCCTTGCTTTGGTTGGTTCTATCCTTCCGGCAACGGCAGCAGGAACACTTGCATTGGCGGCATCTTTTGCCGTTTTGATGGCAATGGGCTTGACCTTAACGGCGGCACTTACTGTGCTGAATGCGCCCTTGTTGTTGATTAGTGCTTCGGCATTGATTGCAAGCGCAGGGATTACGGCATTTGGCGCAGCCATGTTGATTGCAGCGGCAGGCACTGTTGTTATGTTGGCAGCAATCAAGGGCATTGCATCAAGTATGAAGACCATTGCATCAAACGCAAAACGGGCTGAAAGTTCCCTTGATAGTATGCAAGGGGCTGTGGATGCCGTTGAAAGTGGCTTAAATGCCCTTGGAAGCAAGGCAAAGTCTGCAATGCAGAAGTTGACCGGTGCTTTTGATAAAACGGCAAATAAGGCAAAATCCGCAGGCAAAAAGGTGGGTGAAGGATTTACCCAAGGAATGCAAAGCGGATTGGCAAAAGCTCCCGTTGTTGCAATCGCAGCCACAACCCAAGTTGGTGTTGTTTTGAGATCAGGCAGAAGCAGCGCATTTGCTGCCGGTGCCTATATTAGCCAAGGATTTGCACAAGGGATGTTGTCTTGCCTTGGAACAATCCAAAGCGCAGCTGCAAAAATGGCTGCTGCTGCTGATAAAGCTGTCAGAGCAAAAGCTAAAATTCACAGCCCTTCAAGAGTGGCAGAACAGCTTGGCTTGTATTGGGGCGAAGGTTATGTTGGCGGCTTGGCTGATATGGTCAAGGAAGTTTGGAAGGTTGCAGAAAATCTTGTGACAATTCCGCAAGTTGCAACACCGAACCTTGCTGCTGTTTACAGCGGTGAAATGTCCGCTGATTATAGCTACTATGGCAATGCTGAATTTGTCATTGACATTCCTTTGACAGTGGATGGCAAAGAGTTTGCAAGAGCCACGGCAACTTATACGCAAGAAGAACTGGACAAACGCAGTTCAAGAGATAGAAGAAAACACGGAAAGGTGTAGGAAGGTAGAATGTACGAATTTAGAGATGTAATCGAGGCTTTGGAAGGTGACATTCTACCTTCCGAAGCCCTAAAAATCAATGGTGAATACATTGAAAACCAAATCAGTGGATATAGAACACTGAATGTCAAGGGACGGGAAGCACTGTCCCCGGATGTGGTCACATTTACAACGGGAGTGCGTGACGGATCGAGAATTAAAAGCAAGAGATTCCCGGAACGCATTATCACTGTGACATATCAGCTTGCAGCGGAATCAAATGAAGCATTCCGGGAAGCATTCAACAAGCTTGCAGCTATTTTGAATGTGGAAGAAGCTGAACTGATATTCAATGACGAGCAAGACAAATTCTTTATTGGAACACCTTGCATCATTGGCGAAGTGAAGCCGGGGTCAAATATCGTTGTAGGTGAATTTGAAATCCTATGCGCTGACCCGTTCAAATATTCCGTTATTGAGTACGAAGCCGAACCGCTGCTTGAAGATTCAAGCATTTTGCTTGACTATCATGGCACATACAAGGCATATCCCAAACTTGAAGCGGAGTTCTACAAAGAAGAAGAATCAAGCGAAGATGGCGAAACCGCCGCTGCGCTTACGGGTGCAGGGGATTGCGGCTTTGTTGCCTTTTTCAATGAACGTGAAAAAATCATTCAAATTGGCAACCCGGACGAAGCTGACGAAGCGAAGTCCTATGCCGAATCACAAACCCTTATAAATCAAACCTTTCAAAACAACAATTCTTGGGGTTCTGCCGCCAAAGCTTTGTGGGCCGTCAACAATGGCTATGTGCTTCCGTCCAGCGTTGTGCAGGGCGGTGATGTGGGAATGGCTGTTGCTTCTTATGCTGTGGCTTCCACCCCTGCCGATACTTCCGGCACACTGCTGCGAGCCACAAGCACGGCTGGTGCCCCTACATTCAATTACACTGTGACCGCAAAAGCAACACAGCGCACAGCCAATTCCGTCAAAGTCAATCTTGCAATCACTGCTGCACTTGGCAGGGATGCTTCATACTTTGGCAGGGGTTATGGCTTGACCGCTTCTGTTTATATCGGCGGTGCTTGGCGCAATGTGACCTTAAAAAATACAACTGATTATTGGCGAGGAAAAACGGGGCACACAGTAAATTTGTCTGTTACTGTGTCCGGGCTTTCCGCTTCCACCGCTTCAATAACTGGCATCAAGTTCAAAGTGACACGCACTGACAGTTTGGGCAATGCCGGAAAGCTTGGGGAAACTGCTTGCAGCAATTTGAGAATAAGCCAATACACAGCTGGTGAACCTGCCACATATTATTTGCGCCCAACAAGCTATGGCAGCGCAATTGACAAATGGCACGGTGTGTCAATCAGCAGGACCATTCCGGCTGATGCCAATGGTGATGCTGGGGCAGCCAATTTCACTTTGACTTATAAGCAAAAATTGTGCATTGGCAACGGGAACAACGCAAGCAAACAGCTTGGGGCATTCCAATTGCATATCACTGACACGGCTGGCAACCATCTGTGTGGGGTGCGAATTTGGAAATGCACACCCGGCAACAAAGCAAAGCTGCAATATTATGTGCAGGGCAATATGGTTAAAGAAATCAACATTGATTTGTCCTACAACAACAGGTATTTTGGCGCAAAGGAAGATGCCGTGCAAACTTCCACCATCACCAAGAGCGGCAAAAATATTAAAATCAACACTGGCGGCCATACCATGACAATGACAGTGGATAGCATTGCAGAAGTAAAAGCCAACAAAGTGACCTTTGTTTTTGAACAATGGTCAAATCTTGCTGCCCTTGACAGCAACGGCTTGTATTGGGCAAAGTTCGTCAAGCACAACTGTGATCAATACAAGGATGTGCCAAACAAATTTGGTGCGGATGATGTCTTGATTGCTGATTGCAAAAGCGGCGAAATCTTTTTGAATGGGCTTCTTTCCCCGGAACTTGGCGCATTGGGGAATGATTGGGAAGAATTTTACTTGACCCCCGGACTAAACCAAATCGGCATTGCATATTCAACATGGCTGTCTGATGAAACAGCACCGAAAATGAAAGTTCGTTATCGTGAGGTGTTCTTATGATTCTTTATTTTGCTGACCGCCATTTGAACATACTTGGTCAAGCAAGCACATCCCTTCCCGGCGGCTTGCTTTTAGATAAAGACAACAAAATTGCCGAGGTTGAAACGGGTGTTTCAACATTTGAATGCAATATTGCTTTTGACAGCAAAACAAGGGCAGAAGTTGAAGCATTCACAGCTACCGGCAACTATATCTTGCGAAAGCACGGCTTGGAAAATGACTTTTTCCAAATCACTGAAAGAGAAATTGACAACAAAAGTCAGCAAGTATATATCTATGCCGAGGATGACGGAATGGATTTGCTAAATGAAGTTGTTGGGGCATACGAAGCTGACAAAGCATACCCAATTGCACACTATGTCAACAAGTATGCGGCAGGATCAGGATTTGAAATCGGCATCAATGAAGTGCCGGGCCTTACACGGAAATTGTCTTGGGACAGCGAATCCACCGCAACGGAACGGATTGCAAGTGTTGCCACGCAGTTTGACGGATGCGAAATTTCATATTCCTTTGAAATTGATGGGCTGCACATTGTCAAAAAGTACATCAATATTCACGAAAAACGGGGCAAGGACATTGGCATCCAGCTGCGAATGAACCAAGACATTGACAGCATTATCACAACGGAATCAATCACAAATGTTGCCACCGCTTTGAAAAGCACTGGCGGCACGATTGACCAAGACGGCAAAATCCTTGAAAAAACAAGCAACAGTGTCACATATAAAGTGGAGCTTGAAACTGCAAGCCGAACAGTAAACACAGCCAATATCAATGCAAAAGTGTCTGCCGCATTAACACACAAAGATGCGGAGTTTGGCGAAGCATACGGGTTGAAAGCTTCCATCTATATGGGCGGTGCTTGGCACAGCGCAATCATTAAGGCAACAGACGAAGAAAACAAAACCAAATGGAGTGGCACAGTTAGCCATTCAACAGAATTTAGCTTCACCATTTCAAATGTTGCCGCAGGGGTTGCCACCTATTCAGATATACAATTCAAGGTTGAACGAACCGACAGCAAGGGTGGAAATGCTGGCAAGCTGGCTTCTACTGTCTGCGGCAAGTTCATCATTCCAAACTATATTGCAGGCGGCGAAAACGGCGAAGAAATAAACACAAGAGCCATCACGCTTGAAGGTTACAAATACGATGATGGGGACTTTTATGTTGACGGAAACGTGCTGAAATCCCGGAAAGCCCTGCAAAACTGGTCAAGGTTGGTATGGAAAACCGAAGAAAGCCAAAAAGCCGGTGGGCATATCACAAAGCTATATTCCTATGACACCGACAGCCAAAAGACACTTTGTGAAAAAACTATCACGGAATTAAAGAAATTGCGTGAAATGGAAGTCAATTACAAAGTGGAACTGTCACGGCTGCCGGACAATGTGAAGATTGGGGATCGAGTGAACATCATTGACGATGCAGGCGAACTGTATTTGTCCACACGAATTTTAATGCTTGAAACTTCGGTTGCAGACCAAGAGAGCAAAGCCACCCTTGGTGAACACTTAATCCAAGGCAGCGGCATTTCCCAAAAGGTTGCTGACCTTGCGGAGCAGTTCGCCAAAAATTCACTGGTAGCACAACGGGCATTGGCTATTGCAAACACCGCAAAAAACAATGCAACGGCAGCGCAAACCCAAGCGGATGCAGCTGTTGAAAATGCAGAGAAAGCACAA